CTTTGCGCTCTGAGTACCAGCGTTCCAGCAAGCCGGGAATGATACCTTTCTTCTCGTAGGTAAGAATGGTTCCGTTAGCAGTGAGAATCCAGGGCCGGTGACTATCAAATATAATTTTCCAGATCTCAGCAGCCGAGTGTGTGCTTTCTGTACCGTCTTGCCAGTCAATAGTGATCTCTGTACCTACTTCTGTGTTCATCACAGCGGTATACTCAAGACTGCCAAACATGTTTTCCCACGCATCAGCAAACTTGCCACCGTTCTTGGCCAACTGTGCCTTGATGTAGTGATCAGTCATGATAGGACGCAATTGTCCTACTACTGTTTCTGGTCCCATGTTCATGGCACGAATAGCTGATGGATACAAGCTGTTGATGTCCACAGAGCCCACCCACTCATGCAAGCCCTTGCGTGGATACGCAACATAAGCACCAGCGGCTTGATTGTCTGCACTGTCGTTGCGTTGTTGTCGATTGGGTACAACCATGCCACGCTCGTGAGCTTCGTTGATGATGGCCTGTTCAGTCACTGCCACAGCACCCATAGTGGTCTGCAACAGCACAGTGTTGGCGTGTGCCAGTTCGCTGGCCAGTTCCAGGAATCTCAGCTTTTTGTCCAGTCGATCCAACAGTGCAGTATCCTGACGGTTGTATTCAATAAACTTGCGAAAGTGTTGATTGTACAGTTGATCCAAGGTGCCTTCAAACTGTGTTTTACGATCACCTAGTTCGTGTTCAGCAATGGCATCCAGACTGTAGCTGTGTCGTTCTTCGTAGGTGTATTTGCGATACAGTTGCATATAATCCATATGCACACGACCCACAAGATCATAAGTCTCTTGTTCAGCGCCAAAACGTTCAAACATACGCTTCTTGGGCATTTGCCCCCACAAGCAAAACTTGCGAGTATCGTCCTTGCTGAGCACACGAGTGATACGGTTCACTGTGTAAGGTATGTCATAGCCTTCTGAGTTCCAACCTGACAATACATCAGCATCGTCAATCAAGTCCAAGAACATTTTCAACATGTCCTCTTCTTTTTCAAACAAGAACGTGTTGTCAAAGTCTGCTACCAATTCACGAGCAGTTTCCATACTCATGTGTCTTGGAGGAACAGCCAAGGTGACCAGTTGATCCAGCCAGTTGAGATACACAGATATAGCAGTGATAGCGTTAAACGGATCCTCCACTGGTGAGAATCCCTTGTCCTTGTGAAAGTCTACTTCAATGTCAAAAAAAGCTGTGTGCAGTTCAGGGGCATCTTGATCTTTGTAGTTCTCTTCCAAGCATCTAAAGATAGGATTGATGTCAGACTCATACAGTTGTTTGCCCGAGTGTATGCGAACTTCCTTGCGAAATTCCTTGTTGTTTCGAGTGCTGAATCTACTCACCGGAGTGTCATAGATACTGCGAAACTTGCCACGCGGGTCGTTGTAGTAGAACACATAGTTGGCTGGAAATTCGCGATAGACTCTCTTGCCATCGCGGCGTTCTACTGTGTGGATGCGATCGTGTTCACGATCAAATAGTGCGTCAATATAACTCATTGTTCTCCGATTGTGGCCGGTAAGCCGTGATTCATGCTCGTAACGTGAGCGACTCGCTGTGTAAAACAGTACTTATAGAGTTTTGCCAACGGTTTCCAAAATTGTTTCCAGCAGTTCGTGGTCTTGTTTGGCTTTGCCAAATTCAGCCTTGTGTGCCAGCTTGATGGCTTTTTTCAACACGCCGGGCTTGATTTCAAGTTCTTCAGCAATGGCCTTGATAGTGTCATTGAGTCCACCTGTGAGTGTTTCAATTTCTTGAGTGACTTGCATGCCTTCGTTGATAATTTGAATCAACTTGATCTTTTGATCACCGTTGAATGTTTTTGCTTCCATAGAATACTCCTTGTGAACTGCTATTGTAACAGTTACAGGGAACAAAATCAACTCATGTACTTGCCAATTTGCAACACTGATCGCCAATCTGTGCCACGCTTGGTTTCCATTTCTGTCATTAGCCGATGATAGGTTATCATCTCCTTGCGATAACGAGCATGGTCCAACTGAGACTGCACTGTGGGCAGCAGGTTCTCTAATTCTGGGTATGCACTCAAACGGGACATTACTGGCTCTAGCATTTCCAACGGGATCAAGGCTGGTGCAAAGTATGGTTTGTGGTTTACTTGAAAATGCACTGTGAGTTCAGGATCATGACTGTGTACAAAGTCTATGACATCTGCTAACTCAAACAGGTTGTAGTTGCTGGCACAACTGATAAATCCAATCTTTAGATGCGGCATTTGAGATCGTAACTCAAAGAATTTAGCAATGTTGGCAGCAATTTGTTCCCACTTGGCAGGCCAACGTATGAGCTCGCATGCAGCACCAATGGCGTCCAAACTGATCACAAGGTCTATGGCCTTGACCTGACTCCAGGTATCCAACACCCGTTGATCAGGAAAGAATGTGCCATTGGTGTTGTAGCTGATATGCAGTTGACTCAGTGGTGAAGATTCTGCATAGATGCCCAGCATTTTGAGATGCTCAGTGCTCATCAGCGGCTCACCCCCAGTGAAATGCATTTGATACACATGAGAAAAATCCAATCTGCGAAACAATTGCAACTTGTCTTCAAAGCTGTAGTCTTGATCAGTTAAGCCTTCTTCTCGTGCCCAGGTGCTACTGCTGTAGCTGCTGCACATGATACAGGCCAGATTGCAGACATTTTGTGTGGTCACATCAATGCGATTGAGTTCAACACGAATATCTTGATTGTGATTCTGATTGCTAAAAAATCTACGACTAGGAGGATTTTGTGCTTCTTGTCGCCAGCAGTTGCTGCAAGCTGAGGTTGGCTTATCTGCCAAAGTGTCTTGACGAGTTGATTGCAAAAAATCATTATATTCAAAATCAAAATCTTTGGCAATCACTGGTTGAGTTTGTGCGGCACAGCAAGGGCTGACCAGCACTTGCCCGCTGCTGGTTGATCTGATGTGTAAAGTTTTAAATTGGTCTCGACAGTAGTATTTCATTTTAGATATGTAACGTTGATAAGGCAGGCGGGATGCTCATTGAGATAATCAATTACTGGCTGGATCTGACTCCAGTCTTTGAGATTTCCAATGGGAAAATCATAATATAGATCTACTGCGTTGTGTTTGGATAACCAGCTTTGAAAATGCTCGCTGTTGTAAATCTGTTGTCTTGTGTGGTTCAAACAAATCTGTAAACCACCTGCTGAATAGTGATGGCCTGATGTGTCCCAATCTGTGGGATCGTCACCGTCGATGTAACTTTGAAGCAGAGTTTTGCCCAACACTTCAGATCCTAGTATAACATCGCAAGATTGATCACTGTGATATTGTCTATACGGAGTCAAATCAACCCATCCTGATGCATTGAATTCTGTGGCATGATATAATTTAATTTCAACCAAAGAGTCTGTCACGATATCACCGTGCGACCTCGTACAGTAACGTTCCATTTGATGTACACAATGATTTAGATCTTGTAACAATTGTATTATCTGTTTGATTGCAGGCAGTCGTCTGTGTGGATCTTGATGTTGTTGACTCAGTTGAGCTTGTAAAACATTATACTCTTGTTGAGTGTGTGTAAAAAATCGATGTAGTTGATTCAAGCAATTTGCATCTACATGTGCAGGTGTATAAGGAACAGATCCGACAAAATCCACGCCCAACTTAGACAAGCCATTTAGTATTTTTAAGCAATCTTGTCTTGGCAGGTCGTAAACGTCTTGTTTGGAAACATTTATTTCTGGCATATACAAATGATCATGAATCATTGCTTGTGTTTGGTACTGATCAAACGCATTGACCCAGGCTTGTGCGCCAGGATTGTCAACTATATCAACATCTACCAAAACACAGTGGCTGGGCAATACGAATTCTAAACGCATCAAGAATTTATCATAAAAGAGAGTAAGTGCTCACTTTAAAGGTTCCGGTAGCGAATCGGATTACTCTGCCCAGCAGCCGGGCACACCACGGTAACAAGTACCGGTCCTAAGGTGATTAGTTTGCTAGCCTCTTTGCATATTGTCTGCGACGGATAGCCGATTCTTGTACCACACGTGCCATGATGTTGCGGCACTCAGTAGTATTGCGCAGGCCCAGTTCTGTAAATCTCTGATCCACATAGGCCTTGACCATTTCAGCACTTTTCTTGCTGTTGACACTTTCTAACATGCGGTCAATCTGTTCCAGTGTCTCTGCTACAGCTGGAGCCGCTGCTGCTATGCGCTTGTCAAGATTGGCTTTTTCAGCTGGTGTTGGTCCACCGGCAGTAACTTTTGGTGCGGCTGGTAGCGTAGGAGCTGCTAGGGCTGGTGAACTAGGTGCAGCCGGAGCCTTGAAGCCAATGGTAGTTGCTCCATATCCGCCAGGGCCGCCAAAATTAGCTGTTTTAGCAGGTGCTGCTGGTTTAGCAGGAGTCTTTGTCATGCCAGGTAAATTTAACAGATTGGATGCGTTAAATCCTACTGGTGCAGTAGCTTGTGGCGTAGTATTGGCCGCGGCTGCTGCTTCGGGTTCTTTGTAGCCGTACAAGGATGCCAGCTTGTCTTTTTCATAAGGCCGCTTGGTGTCAGGATCAATCAGGGCAGTAGCACCTGTTTGGATACCAGCTTTGCCTCCT